GCAGCGCCTTTAGATGTTTGTAGACCGCCACTAAGCATTGTTGAATAGTACTTACCTATGTTATCAATCTCAGCGTTATAACGTTGAACATCTTCAGGAGTAGCTGCATTCTTCAATGCTTCAATAGGAGCATTAAGTAATGTTGTTTTAGATTTACCTGCAAACATACCGCCACTAACAGCAATAGGAAGACTTACAATGTTACTAATAGAAACAGCTGCTTCACTACCAGCAATAGCAACAGTATCAGCATAACGAGCTTCACGACCACTTCTTGCTGTTTCTTTGGTAGCTCTATCTTGCATTTGTTGTATTCTAGCCCAGCCTTGTTGTTCACGAACACGAGATTCTCTTTCACGGCGTTGTTCACGTAAATCAAATTCTTTTGCTCTACGTTCTTCACGGGCTTCTGCTTCTTTAGCACGGTTCTCTTCTCTTTCTCTAAGAAGAGCTTGATTCTTATCCGCCCTGCTATTATCTAAGTCAATATTTTTTATTTGTGCTTCTCTAAACTGTGCCATAATCATTGCATTCTGAGAAGCAATACGATTCTGAGCAGTTTCAGTCATGTTTAATAATATTTGTTTTTTTCTATCAGTAGAAAGGTCTTCACGTTTAAGAATAGATTTTACCTGCATTAAAGCAGCAGGATCAGTAACTGTTTTATCCACAATGTCAGATAAATCTTGTTCTGATTGAGCACTAGATAAAAGTTGATTAGCGTAAGTAGCTTGAGCTTCTTTAACTTTTAAATCGTTAAGTTGTTTAGTTTGAGCACTAACATTTAATTCAGAGGCTTGCTTTTGAAAAGTATAAGAAAGTTGATTCATACCCTGCTGTCCTGCCATAGCAGCAGCTTGAGCATAAATAGATTGTTGCTTAACAGGATCTTTAGCAACTTCTTCAGGAGAAGCGCCAGCATAAGCTTGTTTAAGAATCTCTGATTGTGCTAAAGTTTCTTTGTACTTTTGTCCAGCAGCTGCTCCTGCCGCTAAAGAACCCCATACGTCTATATCAGCCATTATTAAGCCCCGTAATTAAAATTATATCCAACGTCACCTGTATAACCACTAGGAGTAGGAGAACTCCAATAAGTACCCGGAGTAGTTTGAGAAGAAGTATTAGAATTAAAATTAACTTGTTGGCCTGAAGAATTACCTAAGAAGTTAGTAGCTGTTTGTAGACCGCTAACACCTTGCAATAATGCATTAATGTTACCTGCTTGTTGATTAGCACCAGATACAGCTCCTTGTTGAGATTGGAAAGCAGCATTAGAAGGAGATTGACTAGCGCCAGATAAACTAGATAATTGACCTAACATAGTATTGTAATAACTACTAAATGTAGATTGACCTAAGCCTGTTAACGCAGCAGACTCAGCACCAGATTGTAGTTTACCACTTGAAGCGGCAGCGGCTTCTTGTGCTTTAGTGCCTTGTTGTAATTGTTGTTGATAACCGGGACTACTCATAGCAATAGAAGGATTATTCATTAGTTTTTCAAGATCAGCAGCAGCACCGGGTCTGTAAGAAGCGTATGGATCATAAATAGATAAATTATCGCCACCATAGCCGCTACCAGCATTACCACCGCCGCCTATAACACGTCCTACTGTCGCACCAAGACCAGCACCTGCGGCTGCTCCGCCTAATACTGCTGCTGCTCCTCCACCCCAAGCAAGCGCCCCACCTACGACTGCTCCTGCAATAGCTGCTGACATTTAATTTCTCCATCCCATAAATTATTTAGTTTCATTACTTGCCTGTAATCGAGAGTTATTTCTTCTCCCGGCAATCCGCCAAGCATCCCATGAATATCTCGTAAAGCAACTAAGAATAAGTCGCCATTAGGTAACAACACCGCTTTTGCGTTAGGAACCTTTGCATGATTAACTAAGTAACCTGCCGGAGTTCTTTTACCAAAGAAACGCATTGGCGCTATAATCTCATCTTGTTTTATTTTAGCTGTAGAGAAAAGACCTTTGCCTTGTATAGGAGATTTTCCCGGCTCTACAGAGTAACTACCATAAGAAAAAGGAATACAGTCATCTCTGTTTTGAGATAATGTTTCTACGTCCTCTCTCTTCCAACCAGTGTCTAAAAGCATTTGTTCAAAGTCTTGGCGGTCTTCTTCAAGCTCTGGTATCTTTGATGCTATGCTGTCAGCAAGAAATTTATCAAATATTTCAGGAGTTTTAAATAAAGTCTTTTCTAAAACTTCTATATCTGTTTCAGTAGTAGAATAGATGTTTTGCCATACAACTTCTTCTAATGTGTAACCAACTTTACTACCGGGCTGTGACACAAACATGTGAGGTGCTTCCATATAGGTAATAGCACCGTTACCATCTACAACATTAATCTTACCTCTAAGTAAAACATTAATGTGTTCGCCAACATGTTCTTGACCTACAATTAACATGTTAGCAGGATAGGTAGCTTCTCTGATGTAGACACCGGGACCAAACCTATGTACTACTGAGCATTCTGCTTGAGGAACTTGCATTATAGCTTGTACAAGATCCATCTTAGATTCTTGTGTAGCTAAATTAAAGTTTTCTTTATCTTTGATGTTTTCGTATATTTCTACGGAATAGTCCAAGTTATGTCCTATATTGAAGCTCAGTGCGTTGGCTTTCCTCTAGTTCACCAATGTTATAATCTATTTCAGCAGCGAGTAACCTAAGTGGTTGGTTGTCTGTACACAGAAATTCCCATGCTCTTCTTCTACCAGAACCGCCTTGATATATTTGAGCACGAGGTTTATTTAAATCTACTGGGCGATAAGCTGACCATGACACATAATCGTCCTCAGTATGACGTACATTCATCACTGCTGGGACTTTGTCACCTATGATTTCTAAACGTTGGAAGAACTTACGTTTTGTAGAATTAGCATCTACTAAATCAGTAACGCAACGATAATAAATAGGCGCACCGTCATCATTATGGTAATCAGAAGACATGTTATACAAGCTGCCATTATCATCATCGAGAACATAATGAATATTATTTGCGCTAGTGTAAAAACTTGGTCTGAAGTATTGTTCTGCATAGATACCTGTAACTCCAGAGCCGTTGCTTCCTATAGCCCAAGATGTCCAAACATTCCATATCTTTTCGTTAACATCATATACTATTGTAACATTAATATCATGTAATGTCAAGACATAAAAAGTATGTCCATTAATTCGTAAAGGATATGACGTAATATCTTCTAAAGTAGAGGAATTTAAAATTCTGTCAACATATGACGTAGATACCTTTTCAGGAGAAGCGCCGCTAATAGCGTACACTGTAGGTCCTAATTCCTTGCTTGTACCTACCCACATTGTCAAGTTCTGGAAACTGGCAATAGAATCGCCATTAGCACAGCCTAGTTCAATCTTATAACTAGGTGCAACCGCCAAAGGAGATCCGGGAAAAGTACCAGCATCATAGAAAAAGTCAATACTGGTAGTTCCAAAAGATAAAATATAGTTTAAATGTTTTACAACACCTACAAGATTATCAGGATCTGATTCAGCAGTAATGTAATTTAACGCACTCCACGTTGTAGGATCATTAGGGTTAGATGTATATATTCTTCCATCAGGACTAGCAATAACAGTGTATGTATCTAAATAAGCAGCACCTGCAACAAGCTGACCTGTAGGAAAACCGTTTAATAAACAAGATGCCGTAGCACCAGATCCCGGACTACCTACAATAGTAACAATAGGTGCTGTAGTGTAACCAGATCCTGCATTAACTATTGTAATATTTGTAACAACTCCGCCAGTTACTTGTACAGTACCTGTCGCAGGAGAGCCAGCATAAGCTAATACTGTAGTACCGTTAGCAACAGAACCAGAAGTATGTGTTGGTGCTGTAGAACCTGTAGTACCTGCTGTAGTTACAGTATATAGGTTACTACCATAAAATATTTGAGAATTTAAAGTTAAAGCAGTTGTAGCAGCCCATTCAGTTCCGAAAACAACAGTAGGTGTAGTATAGTCAGTACCGCCTGTAATAACAGTAGTTTCTACTACTTTATCATTAGTTACTTGAACAAAAGCACCAGTACTACCATTAAGGGTATAAGCATTTACTTGGTTATGTACAAAAAGATAAGTACTATTTAATGTTTGATTAAAGTAACATACTTGAGGAATACCGCCTATAGTACCTGTCATTGTACCTACAGTCGTAATAGCATAGCTAGTAGGGTTAATTTTGTATAATACGTTATTAACGACAGCGTACAAGAAATCTTTAAAGTAAGTAATTCCTTGACCTTCTCCAGCGGCAATGGTTGTTAATTTATCAGTGCCGGGACGTTTAATAAATTCACGTTTTTGTCCCCTAGTTTCAAAATAACCATTAACACATTTGGAATCCTTTGACAAGGTTCCATCTCGTGTCTCAATAGGTTGCGTCAGAGGTAATCGTAAGATTGGCATTAGACTGTATTATTAGTGTTAGAGGCAGACATTCTGTTATCAATCTGGAAGAACGTAGAAGTAGGTTCTACATCCCAATCAGTTAATTGATTACGATAAGTTAATGCTCTAGCTGCAATCTCAGCACGATGGTTAGCAGGTACACTGTACTCAATAGCTAATTGATCGGCTAAGTTCCAAATCAAAGTGTTCATCCACTCATTAGGAAAGTCAGGTATGTCTTGACCACGACTTAAATCATTCATTGGCATTTGAGCCACAAGTCGCATTTGAAGATTAGTAGCCGTATAAGCATCAGGTGTTAAATAAACATACAATACACCATTGTTTTGTTTAACATCATAAAAGATGCTATTAGATACGCCAGTGGTAAACTTAGAACCTAATATATTATATTCTTGTTTAGAAAGTACTTGTAATGGTGTATCAATAGGATATGTAGCAGTAGTATTACGATACCAAGCCTGAATAACTTTTAATGGTTTATCAGTGATAGGTGTTGTAAGATTAAAACTATCATACATAGTAACACTAGTAGGACCGCCTAATACGTATGTAGTTTTGTTAGCAGTTAATGGAATAACAAGCTCTGATGTCTTCCATATTTTTAAACCTTCAGTAGCACATTGCTTAATAAAAAGATTTAAAGCTAAAGAAGCATTGGCTACGGTAGCAGGATCTGGAGTATCGCCTAGTTCAAGAACACCAAGCTTACGTAACGCAAGCTGAATGATCTGATCACGATTAACTGTAAAAGTACTTGGCATAATAACCTTAGTTTAGTTTCACTACTAAAGCAACAAGGGTAGCAATAATAAACCCAACACTTGTTAGAAGAATTGTCTCAAGCCTAGATAATCTAGCCCATATTTGAGCATATCTTTCTGCACATACTGCTTCATGAGAATTTAAACGTGCTGCTGTTTCGTCCATTATTTATCCTATTAATGTAAGTTATCTTTTGTTTATCAATTCAAATAAAGTCTTAACCTTCTCTTCTAACACTGCAACACGAAGGTCAAGTTTAGACAAAACAATAATTAATGTAATTAAAGCTAATAGAATAGGCCAGCCTTTAACGATAATATCAAATGCGTCCATAATCTATCCTTTTAAGGTTTTGGATATTTATCTTTTACTGCTTGTATTGTCATTTTCCATTGATCAATTCCACCGTGATATAACAAGTCAAACTGATCTTCAAACGATGGATATTCAGCAGCTCTTAATCTTTGATATTCCGTAGCTGCCATTTCAGCAACTATTGTAGCGTATTGAGGGAACGCAGCAGCCAATTCCTCTGACGTTGGAATAGTCTCAAAATACACCTCGTCAGCAGAAATAAATTGAGGCTCTAAACAATCCCTAGAATAAAAACCATTATTAGAATATGCTCTCATACCCAGTTACCTATTGAAAGATTAGAACCAGATGCGCCAATTGGATAAATATAGAAAAATGAACCTGCATTATTTCCATATCCAGCAGTACCAGGAGCATTATTAGTTTGCTGTAAAGGAACAAAAGTACCAGCAGTATTAATTGATACAGTTCCTCTTAAAATAATTGGTTCATAAACAGTGCCAGTATAGTTACCAGTTACCAAAGTAGCTGTTGTTTGATTAATTAATCCAGTATTAAAGTTTGATTGTAAAACCTGATTAAAGCCAGATGCACTACCAAAAGAAGTAACGTAATAAGCAATATTATTAACCGTAGCTGACCCACCAAAAGCAGTAAAAATTCCATGTCCTGTAGCAGCTCCAGCAGTTCTTGATAGCATATAAACTGCCTCAAACCCATAAACTGTAGATGCAGATACATTCACGCCTTTAGCCGAATGTATTGTAGTGCTTGCTACTGTTTGAGAGTTATTAACAGCGTAGGTTCCTGCTCCACCCGTTCCAGTTAACAGCGCAATTATATAAGTTCTTGTAGTAACACCTGTGCCACTAATTACCTGCCCAACCGCAAACGTACCTGTAATAGTCCCACCTACAGTTAATGTTGTTCCTGATATAGATGATGCTGTTGAAGTTGCGGCATTAAATACTGGCTGACCAATAGCAGCTAAACTAAGTCCAGTAGGATCATTAGAATTTAATCTATATAACTGTCCTGATGGCATAACTCCACGCTGTAAGGCTACAGGAGTAAAGTAAGGAGCAACTCCATTATATTCAAAAGCACCCGCTATAGGAGTCGTTACAAGCGTACCCGGAGTAAAATCTAATGGAACTAACGTAGAAGTACCTGCTGTTACCACAGTACCTGCGTTAATAATAGTTCCTGAGTTTAATGTTTTATTTGATATTGTTTGAGTATCAGTAAGACCAACAACAGCACTGGCTGTATTGCCAACACCACCTGCCGGGAATGTTATACCAGTTGTACCGTCAATAATAGTAGTCATACTAATACCTTATTTAATTAATACTCCACAATAACTACACCCGCCGCACCAGCAAAACCGGGGCCACCTGAATTACCACCACCACCACCGCCGCCATAAACTCCACCAGCACCGTTTGAAGCACCACCACCTAATATAGATGACCCGCCGGAACCACCGATTTCACCACCTGAATTTGGATTAGATGTACTGTTCTGCCCACTACCCCCACGTATGTTTAAATTTCCACCAGAGCCAATTCCACCTTGGCCACCCGATGATGTACCAACGTTAAGAACGCCACCAGCACCGCCTGTTGAGGAACAATACGCTCCAAAACTAGAAGTTCCTCCAGCACTTGCAATCGCACCCGCTGCACCAACAGTAACGGAAACAGTGCCACCGGGAGTTAGACCTGAAATAATTTCTATTGCTGATCCGCCCCCGCCACCTCCTGCTCCACCTGTGCTAGAACAGCCGCCGCCATAGTTATTACCGCCCCCACCGCCACCAACAACAGTGACTTTAACTTTAGTTACACCTGCTGGAACAGTGAATGTAGCAGTGCCTGATGTTATTGTTGTAGACGATACTGTTTGTGATGCGCTAACTGTGTATGTACCTGCACCGCCAGATCCTGTTCCAAAAGCAGTAATAGTAGTTCCAGCAGTAACACCAGTACCAGTAATAATAGAACCAATACTTAAAGCACCACTTGCAACAGCAGTAATAGTAAGTGTTGTTGTAGATATAGAACCTGTTCCAGAAAACTGTTGAAATACTTGCATGTTAGGGACACCACCGCCAGAAAAGCCACCAGAGGCAGTTAGTACACCTAACACAGTTAAATCTTGTGGTATTGTTACATCTTGGCTTGTATTAATTTGTATAGCATCAGTTCCGCCTACCTGTACGGAACCTGTTCCATCATTGTTTGCATTTAAAGCTATAGACATACTTATACCTCTATTTAATAATATTTACAATTCTGCTGTTGTCTTCCAAAGCAATAAACTCGTGGCTTTGATCCGCTGGAAAATCTATTACTGATCCTGCTCCAAACTCTGCTGACCAATCATT